CCAAATGATTTGCAAACCCTGTGCGTATGGAAGCTCGTATGCTATTTCCTCCATTGTTATTCCTCCTTTTGTGGCCACCAAGACAGCTCTTTCATAAGTTGCTATTCCTGATGGCCAATCGCGTTTCCCGCTTCTTGGTCTTGTGGTGAGTTGTTTTCATCGCTTGTGTCAAAATCACTCTGTTCAACTTCATCGATGATTTCATTAGCCAAACGCATGATTTCCGAAAAATTTTTCCCAGATGGATCCATGCATTCATTTTTTTCTGCCCAATTTAAGAAAGCCTCGATGGCTTGTGTGGGCATGCGAAAGATTGCAGTGATATCATTTGGTGAACAAATGCAGCAGTAAACCACACGAACAGGATCTAAAAAGCTTCCATTTCCAGAAAAACCAATTTCAAAAGTTGCTGCGCGTCTGCGGCCAGACCAGCCAGAAATCTCTTTGCCAAGAAAAGTCTTTTTGGCTGAAGCAATGTAAGCTGCATCCATTCCTTCATTTGGATTTTTAATATCTTCTGGGTCAGAGATTCCTTCTCCAAAAATGTCAAAATTATCACTCATAGCAGTCCTAGGTGTTTTTTGGTTTCTGCATCAGCATCAAGTCGAACATCGACAAATCCTGGAATCTTCATGGTGTAGCTTCCATCTGCATTTGTTGGGCTTTTTTGTGCAGATCCGCTGTGACGAATTCTTAAAAATGGAACAAGTTTGAAAAGATCATTCATAAAATTTTTTCTGGCAACCAAAATGCGTGCAGCAAATCTAGCAGCCTTTTCAGGATCAATATCAATTTCAGCTTCAGCTTCTCCAGATTCAATTTTGGCCTTTTCATCTTCATAAGCAGCAATAATTTTTGAAGCATCTGAATTGCCATCTTTGTGAATGCCGTATTCAAGTTGTCCCAAAGTTCTTGCCTTATAAGCTTGGCTTGCATTGATGCCAAGATTTTTCAAGAAATCTTCGGTGTAAATTCTCCGGCGGTTGACTGGTATGCGGAAAAGAAAACACAGCACAGCAAGTGATGTGTCACGAGTTGTTTTTGGTAATAGTTGTTTACTCATAATGTTTATTGAAATAATTTTTTAAATAGGGTGTGCGGGAATTCTGGTGCCCGCACTCACCATCAGAATTTGTTTTTTAAACTTAGCTGTTAGACATTTCAGGATCAGAGCTGACAGAAAAGTCCACCTTGCGGAATCCATTTCTTTCTTGCGATTCCGTGACTTCATCCAGCCAAATATCTCCCGCTTGTGCAGCGAAAGTAGCAGTGTCATTTGCTATGGTAACAGCAGCAGACAAGGTGAGGGCCATAAGTCCAGTTGAACCATTGACCTCACCGCTGATGCTGATCTCACGGCTGAAGTCATCAGGACGTGCACGAATGATGGTTTGTCCATCTTTGTTTGCCAACTTGTCATCAAATTCAGGGTAGTAGCGGCAAGAAAAACTTTCAATGTTGATTCCAGTTTCATCTGACTCAACGCCATATTGATAGTTTGCTGCGGATACACCAATTGTTGTAGTAGCCATAATTATTTATCAGTTTTTTCGGTTGCGGTTTTTTTTGCGGGAGAAGGGGATAATTCTTTTTCAATCTGTGCTATAAAAATAGCAGTGCGCACAGCAGCTTTTAGCCATCCGCGATTTTCTAAGATTTCCTTTTTCTTCTTGAGTGAAATAAGTTTATCCTCAAGAGCTTTATTGTTGTTTTGTTTTTTAGCCATGTTCGTTTATGGGGTTGCACAACCGACTCGAAGAGTGACATTAAGGTGCCTCTCCCCATCGCGGGATGTTGGTTCACTCTCGCCCAGCTCTACATAGTGGACAAGAAAGTTTTCAGGATCGGTGGCGGTCAAGTCTATGGCCATTCCGCGCATGTCGAGATTTCCTAACTCAGCCATAGCATCACCCCAAATGGCAAGTGCTTCAGCCTGAGTTGTTCGCTCAACTAAATAGCGCAATTCAATCTCAACTTCAATGTCAAATATTCCGGTGTTCTGAATTGATTCTTCTTGCGCAGAAGGTTTTATGAAAATTGCAGGCAACTGTACTTTGACATCTTTAAATGGATTCAAAATTGGTGCAATTGCACTAACTGTTTCCGCTTGCAAAAGCAGAGTTTCAAATGCCTCAGAAACTTTTTTTTCAAGAGCAAACATAATCAAAAATCAAGTGATGTGCTTGCTTTGGCCCCATCCGGTCTGCGAACAGGAATTATTAAAAGTGGAGTGCCAGCTTGACTAACTGGCTCCTTGTCAACAATCCAATCAATATCATCAACTGTCAGCTTCGAGCCAACTACAGGCTTGTCTGCTATGAAATAATCTTCTAAAGTGTTGATGACTGCGGTTGCTTCCTCCAAAAATCCACCCATAGGGTCAACTTCATTGCCAGCTTGGCTATGATTAATTGAGCAATGATAATTGCTTCCATTCCATGCAAATTCAATGTCAAGTGCCTTCTCATAAATATGAGTGGCTCCTTTTTTTACAGCTTCATGGAATTGGGTTGGCATCTATGGGTGGATTTTTGGAGGAAGGGGCTGGTGTGCCCCTTCCTCCGGTTGTTCTTTAGAACAGAAGGCGCAGGTGCGCTTGATTGTCAGTAACGTCACCACCAGCAGTTTCAACTGCGACATTCATGCGAATGTAGCGGTTGACTGTGCGAGGCAGACGCACTTGCAAACGTGCGCGACTGGAGCCACCACCATCGGAAGTGACTTTGAGGACAGGATCAGCAAACTCTTCGATGTCAGCGAAAGTGCTGTTATCTGCAGAGTCTTGGAGCTTGACATCAATGTCCTTGGTGTCAACGAGTGCCGTGGTGGCATCAACGTCAATCTCAACTTCCACATTTTCAATCTGATCAGGATTCTGACCAAGATCAATGGAGGCAGAGTCAGCGTTTGCGGCAGCTGCAGGAAGGTTGATAGAGACTTCCTTTTCAGCATCAATGATTGAGCGGTTAGCCATGGTATTGTTTTAGTTTGGGGTTAAGGATTAGCTGAGTGCTTCAGTATCCACAATGGAATCGGTTTCCGTAATTGGAATTCCGTGCATTTCAGTTGGGCGTGGTGCAACTGCACCTCCGGCGTAAGCAACCGAGCCAATTGCCTGACGGCTGTTGCGAAGCTGCTCAAGAGATCGAGGGCTCATGAACCAACGCTCTGGCTTCATGCCAACAGGGCACTGGGCAAGCAAGGTAGCACCAAGGTCATCGGTCATGGTCTTGCCGTTATCAGCGGTAATGTCCTTGATTCGAGAAACCGACTTGGTGTGACCAAAGGCAAGGCCAAGCCATCCTTGAAGGTTGTTCACATAAGCAGTCAGCTTTTTGCCATTGCGGTCAACTTGCTGTTCGCGCCAGCGACCCATGGTCATGGAGGAGTGACGGCCAGCGATGAAAGAAACACCCTGACGGCCAAAGCGCACTCCGTAAACGGAAGAGCCAGTGTCAGCGGTAGTTCCACCAGCATCAAGCACCATGGAAGCATCAACGTAGTTCTCAAGACCTTGGAAGCCATCAGCATCATGGGAAGTGCCGTAGTAGAATTGAGATCCAACAAGGAGCATCAGTGCACGCATAACACCAGAGGCTTCGTCAGCCAGAAGGCCAGCACCGCCATCTTCGTCAGCCTCAAGGACTGCTTTGTCAACTTCCAGTTGAGAATCAACAATGAAAGTTTGAACGATGTCTTGTGCGTATTCGCTCTTGGTGGTTTCTACGCCTTCATTCGCTCTGCGGAATTCAACAGAAGGAAGAGACTTGCGGATGTTGGTGCGGTAGGTGGTTCCTGCAATCGAGCGAACAGGAACAATGCCCCATTCAGGTGCGCTGTCGGTGTTTTCTTCGATGAGGCCAGTGATTGCGCTGCCATCTTTGCGTTTTGCAAGGTCAAGCAGTGAGAGGTATTGGTTAGCCATGTTGTTGTTTTAGTTTGTTGTTTTTTATCATGACTTAGTTGCCACCTTGAAGTGATTTGAGTTCTTTCTCAAATGCAGCTTCGGTGGCAGCAAGGCCAGTCAAGTTGTCGTTGTTGTTATCGGTTTGACCATTGTCAGCAGTAGGAGTGCCCACAGGAGCAACTTCTGCGCCAGCAATAGCTTGCTGAGTGCCAAGGCGTGCAATGCTGGCTTGGATTTCCTTTTGTCCATCCTCAAGAGCCTTGAGGCGTATTTCGGAATCCGAAGCAGCAGGAGCTTCAGCAGTGGTGGGAGCAGCAGGAGCTTCTTCAGCTTCAGCAGCAGGGATGGACTCAGCAGCAGGAGCGGATGCAGCAGGAGCTTCATCGCCTTCGCCACCAGCTTGTGAGCCATTGTCGGCAGGGGCTTGAGAAGCATCACTATTCTGGCTTTCCAGCTCAGCAATACGTGCATTGGCATCGGCCAACTGCTCCTCAAGGGATTTGGTGTTTGTGTTTTCCATTTTGGTGTTTGTGGTTAGGTGAGATGGCCTTTGAAGAGGGCCACTGCATCTTCCAGATCATCAACAACTGCACCAAGAAATCCCTTGGCTGCTGCTTCTGAACCGAAATAAGATTGGCCTTGCATGTCTTGATCTTTGATCAATGTTCTGCGAGATCCAATGAAAGATTTAAACTGGGCAGCATTTTGCTGGACTCTCTCATTAAGATAGTCAGCTTGCTTTGAGGTAACTCCATCTACCCCAAGCCCTTTGTATTCGCCGGAGCGAAAAACGTGAATTTTGACGCCCATTCGCTCGTAAAACTTCGAGGCATCAGCGATGGTAATGTAAGATCCGATGGAACCAACCGAGCAAGATGGAGTTCCATAAACAAATGTTGAAGCACCGCCAATCCAGTAGGCAGCACTTGCCATGGTTCCTTCGGTAAAGGCCATCACAGGTTTGATGTTTGTAGCAATTTTGGCAACCAAAGAAGCGACTTCTTGGACGCCAGTTGTAAAGCCACCAGGGGAATCCACGATTAAAATGATGGCCTTTACCTCAGGATCTTGCGCAGAAGCATTAAGCCACTCTCGAACATCATTCATGTCAGACATTCCGTACCACTTTCCTAGGTTGCCAACTGATTTTGCAATTGGGCCCATGATAGGAATGAATGCAAATCCATCAGACTTGGTTGGCTGTGGAAGAGAATTGCCCCAACGATCAGAAGTCACCACGTATTCTCCTTTGGGTGATTCTTGTGATCGGCAGTGTGCAGCCATGCTTTCTCCAACTTTGTCATCTGCTAGCGACATGAGCAACTGAGGAATTGCCTCAGAAGAAATTGACAAGGGCTCATTGAACAAACGGCTGCAAAGTGATCCGTGCAGCTTGTGAACTTCCTTGATGCTAGTTGGTTTTTGAGTAATTACTTCAGGCATTAGATTTGTTATTGTTGGTGTTTGAATCCCTTTGATCTTGAGAATCATCTTCATCATCCTGATTTTCTTCTCCATTCAATGGGTTTCCATTTGGAGTAAGCATGCGAATGTGCTCTAGTTTGATTCCGGTTTCATCAGCCCTTTTATTCAAATGTGCTTCTTCACGAAATTTTTGATCAATGTGATCAACCCACCACTCGCCACGTTTCCCATATGCTTCTCGAAGATTCAAGAAACCAATCTTGTAATCCTCTCGATCTTGGGCTGCTTCGCGGTATGCATCTGCAGTCATCTTCGGTGGCATTGCAAATCCCCATCTCCACCAGTCCAAAGGTGGTGGGGGGATAAAACCAGCCGTAGCTGCAGCAGCAATCGCAAAGTTTGTTGTGCGAGTAGCGGATTGATTTAGCAAATATTGTCTACGATTAATTGCACGTTGGCACTTGTTTGTGATGGCCCTCACTTGAGCAGTTCCAAGTCCACTCATGTCGTAGGCTTGCTCAATTGGCCAGTCCATTCCAGAAAAAGCACCGCGCATTATCGAATGGATGAAATTTACAACTTGGTGAGGAGGGGTATCATACTTGAATGCTTGAAGCTCATTCTTGCCGTTGGCTCGAATGTAACGAATTGCACCACGCATGTATTCTTCTATGTGTATTTTCTTTTCTTGGTTGGTGACATCATTAGTCACCCCAGTGGATTGGCTTCGGAAATGATCACGTGTTGTGTCAGCTTTTCCTTCAGAATTTTTCTCAATTACAGTCAAAGATGAAAAAACATTTGCAGCCGTTTTTGTATTTTCTCTAAATTTCTTCGTGTCCTTCCAATCAAGTATTCCTTGCAAAACTGTCGGCATGCCTCGACCTTGGCTGAACCATCGAGGATCATAAAAGTGCCAAAGATTTCTTGCACCTACAATTCGATCATCTTCTGGTCTATCATCTTCACCCAAAACTCTGTAAGCCATTGGCCTTCCAGCTGAATTTCGCCAAACTCCATTTTTGAATCTCCACTGAGGAAATCTGGTCTCATCATCATGAACTGTTCTTGATCCGATGCGATGCGATTCAAAATATTGAAATGATGGCCAACCAGTCTTTTGATCACGGATTGGCATGATAAAGTATTCCCCATCACGATCAAGACTGATGGATGAAATGTTGAGATTGTTAATCCAGTCGAATGGCGCGCCGCGCACATCCATGACTTTGTAAAATTCCCTAAGCCAATCAGTTGCAGCTTTGCCCCATTCTTCATCTTCTCCCTGATAAATTGGCACCCAGTGCTGTCCAACTGAAGTCTGTGCCTTTTCGTGAATTGCTCCTGCCACCGGAGCGAAATTGGAATAAACTTCTCTTCCAAGTGAGCGGATGACATCAAGGTCAGCCAGCTCAATCATCTCTTCGTGAGTGAAATTGAGATCTGGCGTTGAGGAGTAATAACCAGATGGGCGCACAGCCTCATAAAGCTCTCCAAAGGCTCTCATGCCATTGGCGATAAATGGAGGGGTTATTGCCCGCAGTGCGTTTTTAATAATCGGCATCGGTTGGAGCATCGTGAAAACTTACTGCTGTTCGGTCAACATCAGGTGGGTAATTTTCAGGATCTAAAAGTTTGAGTGCATAAACGCACTCTTTAATCATTTCGGCAGCAGTTAGTGTTAGCCTTGTGGTGGCTTGGTTTCCAGCACTTGACCAAGAGACAATTTGTTCACCTCCATTGTTGATGAAAGTTTCTTTGGCTATTGCCAACATTCCTTCAACTTCAGCTAGTGAGAAGCCTTCTCGGAAAATGCCTGTGGGTTCATACATGAAAAAGATTTCCAATCAAATTCTGCCTTAAAAGAACTAAATAGAAAAGCACCAAAGCATTCACTTTTAAACTATTTCTGGATTGCTTCTTCTTTTTGATCCTCTTCAACTCTTTCCGATCCAATAACACCCATGATGGAAGCAAGAATGACTTGGAACATTTCACAAAGCAAAAGGTGATCGTGCTTCCTCACTTGTCGAAATTCTTTATTAATCACTCCTGTTCTTGGATTTCTCCAATCAACAAGTTCCCATGAGTCCATCTGCTGGAAATATTCATCACTCACATCTGCAGGTGCTTTCCAAGAATAGTCAACTGCTTCTGAACGCAAAGCAAAAAGCCTGTCCATTGTGGAATGTTTTGAAAAATAAATCATTCCAACTTGTGAGTCTCCTTGCTCTTTTGTGCCAATGAATGGATCCATGTATTCAATTGGTGCATAAATCCGGCGCACCTTGCTGTCATTTTCGTTGTGCTGAAAACTCTTTCGAGGAGATCCATGCACCGCTGTCCATCCGTATTTGTCGCACATGCGCAAGCCCTTGGTTTGATCATTCGCAACGTCACACATAACAAACTTGGGGTTCACTTCAAACTCATTAAAGATTGCTTCGGCTTCATCTCCTGTTTCAACCTTTTCATAGTGGACAAGTATTGAGCCCTTCTCGATGTGCCAATCTCGAATGAGCAACCAAAGGTGGCCGTGCTGGCGGTCAATGCTTCCTCCTCTAAATGTGCGGTCAGCTATGCCATCTCGCATCTTCGAGTCCATGATAGTTGAGACTGATTTGATGGTTGGGCGGTGTCTATCTGGATCCCAAAACTCAGCCAGCCTTTTTAAAACAAATTCTTTCAACAAGTCGGTGTCGCCATATCGCACCGAGGCAAGTGCTTTGGTGTATTCCTCGACCATCACATAAAATGGCACCCAGTCCACTGCTATGCCATTGTAGTGAAATGCTTTGCGCTCTGGGTGTGCTCCTCCTTTTTCCAATCCATAGTCACCATTGGCTGACATATAGCGTCTATTTTTCGGTGTGTCCTCGATGTGATGATCACAAAGTGGGCACTGGTAGTAAATTGTTTCACGCAATCGGTTGTAATCCCATCGGTTGGTTTCCTTGTCAAAACAATCCTTGTCCCAGCGCATGCCGCCAATTTCTTGTCCGGTTTCCTCTTGGCTAATTGGAGACCAATAAGGATAAAACAAATCCTTGCACTTTGGGCAACGTAGGTGGAAAAAATACACATTGGAAATTTCCCAACGCCCATGAAGCTCGCCACCAATTTCCCCACCAGTGGACATGTTCAAAATAAACCTATTCCAAAAAGCAGTTGTGCGCTTGTAGGCTTCAGCCAAGTGAGGAGCAGGGTAAAGCCATGGCTCATCATTGATTAAATAACGAATTGACTTGCCTTGTAGATTTCCCTTGGCATGAGCACCTTGAAAAATTGCAAAAGTGCCAGGATTCCACTTCAAAAGTGTGGTGCTGGTTTTTGTCCTATTTAGCGTGGACATGTGATTTCGAGTTGCTGGTGATGCACGCAATGTTGGGTACATCCTGCTTTCACTCCAATCTTTTGCAGCTGGATCAGTGTCAGAGTTAAACATAATCGGTGCTGGATCATTCGATAGCCAATATGGTATGGCAATTTCTGCAAGTGTGGTTTTTGCCCCTTGAACCGCACCCACCAGAGTCATCTCTTTGGTTTCACCATCGGTGATGCATTCAGATGGCATTTTCAACCAAGGAGAAATTGAAATGTCAAAGTCTTCACTTCTGGCTGAATGTGGTAGGCGAACATGCTTTGTTGCCCATTCGTGCAAAATTGTTCTATCAGGGCTTTTCCATGCTTTCCAAAATTCCTTTTCGAGCCTCAGCCTCTGTGATTGCAAA